TATCCGCATCCTGTCTACTTCGACCGACCTTCTAAGCGGCTTGCAAAGCATGATCTCAAGGTCATGTTGCACGAGCGGGCAGAGGAGGCCAAACGCATCATTGATATGATGGAGCGTATGGCTGAGGCCAATGTCGAGAACGCGAGGCTGAGAGACTACATCAACACTCTGCATGACTTCCATAACGCATTTGGTTTTTTCACTGTGGAAGCGCCTGGCAAACCGCATCTTTGGGAAGTGTAAACAATGCCCCGTGAAGTCAGCAACAGCCCCGGAGCGAGGGCGTTGAGGTTGGCGGGCTACGTCAAGTTGCCTGCGTGGTGGGTGACTGATGAGCAGCTTTCTCTGATCGAATATATGTGCCGAGGCAATCTACCAGAAATCAATCGCATTAAAAGCGAGGCAGAGGCTTGCCAGCCACGGTGGCAATCGGATATTTAATGCAAGTGAGGGGCGCAACACACGGCTTTGTGTTGGTCGAAAATCAGACTGCGCTACGGCTCATTTTCACCAGCGCGCCCCTCGCGATCTTTCATTCTCCTGACCAGAGCCAGCACAAGGCCGCCGAATTGGGCGAATGGTATCACGGCATGATACTGGCCGACCGACACCATCAGGCCATCGCGGGTGACGCGCCATGATGCGATTGGCAGCTTATCTTTCATCTCGATCAATCGGATCTAGCGCGCGTAGCACCAGACCGTCCTGCTTGTGGAAGGTTATCGACTGCAAAGCACGCCTCGCGCCATAGCCCATGCCGGCGGCGTAGGCATCAGGCGGGCAGAAGGCGCGCAGGCTTTCAAACCGCAGCGGCCCGAGATCTTTCGCCTGATCGTGATGGACGTGGCCTGTCAGGTAATGGCGGTGGCGCGTCTGCGACCAGAACGTACATACATCAGATAGATACAACGCCATCTGCGCGGGCTTACCCTTGTCGCCGTGGTGGGCAAAGATGGCGCACTTGCCCCACTGCATCATGAACAGGTCGCGTGGCTCTTTCTCGACCATGATCCGAGGCTCATTGCGATACCGCTCGGCCAGCGCGAAGTTTAGCGTCATGCTGGAGTGAACGTCATGGTTGCCGCGCAGCACACGCACCAGCACGCGCGAATGCTTTTGCAGAAGCTGGTGGACTGTTTCCGCAATGATGCCGATGCCAACGTCCAGCACCTTCCAGAACCGCCCGTCTACGTCCAGCTTGTGGCGGTTGGCAGGCGTCTCGGATCTGGTGTCGTCGCTGTGGAAGTAATCGCCACCGATCAGCAGGACGGCCTGCTCGGCGGCAGGCGTCAGCGCCAGCACCTTGGCGAAGGCGTGCCGCATGTCCTTTGCCGCGTGGCCGAGGTCGTAATCCTGCGCGCCCGTCTCGCGTCCCCAAGCGAGCATCCCGACGTGGGCGTCCATGAGCGGATAGACGGCGCACAGGTCGGCCATGACGGTTTCAGGGGCCACCACAGGCTGGGCAGGCACCATGCCCTCCAGCGCCTCTCTTATGCGCTCGGCGACAGCCTCCGGCGGCTCGCCATCGGGTCGCAGCATCACGGAGTAACCCGGCTGATCGTCTTTAGCCGGAACCTTCACCCATGCCAGCGACGGGGTCATGCTGGTCCCGACCGCTGCCATGCTGTCAGCGATGGCTGGGTCTACCCGGTAATCTTCCCGGACATCCGACGTGAACCCGGCGCGGTTTAACATCCTCTGCATGTCGCGCCGATTTATGCCAATCTCACGCGCAGCCTCGGCCACGTTGCCCGTGCGCTTAAACGCCTCGACGGCTTCCTGCTGTCTAGGTGTCATAGCCGCAGCCCGCGTCAACCAAGCGGATCAGATGCGCGCCCGTGATAACCGATAGAGGCCCACCATCGTGCGCCAGTGCCGCCGCATGATCCGTCCGCGCCGTTTCGGTCCCGGCGCAGATCGCATCAGTGCTTACCGCGCTCACGCAGCCAGTCACGGGCAGCGTCAGCATCAGACATGCGGCCAATCTCATCCATGCGCTCTCGCGTTTCGACATAGCCTTCAAGCTCCTCTTGCTTGGCGTCAGCCTGAGCCGACTTTCTGCCGCCAAACCAGCTTGCTGCCAGCGCGGCCACGACGAGGCCAAGCCCCATCGCCCACAGCTTCAGTCGAGCGAAGATCACCTGACGCCCTCCGACCACTTCTTGATGCGCTCACGCATGATCCAGAGAGCCGCCAAGACAACAACGCCGGCAAAGGCCAGCGCGACGATCTGCGCGGTGCCGTCAAGAGCGCCGAGAGCCGCAATGCCAGCGCCAGCGCCGGATGCGATTTGTACGGCGGAGGCCCGTACAGTGGTTGATTGAGCCACGTTGGTGCGGCCATCAAACTCACCGCCAACGGGCGTCAGGAACAGCTTGCGCTCGGCCTCACGGCGGCGGGTCAGGCCTTTCAGAACTTTGCCGCCGGCCTTGTTCCAGAGCAGGAGCGCGCTGGCCGCCTTTGCCTTGTCGCCTTCATTGAACAGGCGCAGGGCGGATGATTTGCGAAACGCACCCGGCCCGATGTTGTAAGCCAGAGACACAAAAGCCCCGAACTCGTTTTCATTGATCGGGGCTGTGATGGCATCTTCAATCTGGCTGGCAAACTTTTCTAAGGCCCCGTGCAGATAGGCTTCTGCATCGCTCCGCGTGATCGTCATGCCTTCTTTCGGGGTGATGCCGACGCCTGCGCTGGCAGTGGTGCCATAGCCAATCGTCCAGATGCCAGCCGGGCATTTGTAGGCTTTCGCGCTGAAGCCCTCGAACTCTTTGACCAGATCGACGGTTGCTCGGTTGATTTTCATTTGCGTAGGCTCTCCTCGATCTTGTCCAGCTTGTCGAAAACCTTCTGGATCAGGATTTGCAGGTTCTTCATCTCAAGGTCATGCGCCTTTGTGTTTGCAGATGCCTGCGCCTTCAGAACCTCGATCTCGGTGCTGTGGCTTTGCTGCTTGACGTGCAGTAGCCAGACAAAGGCAGCCACCGGGGCCACGATCCACTTCATGATAGATTCGAGAACGTCCATAGCCCACTCCACCAGCTTCCAATCTTGTCTTACCACGGCGTCCCGGTCAGGGTGACAGGTGCCTTCTGGGCTTCGATCTGCTGCAACAGGCTGGCCTCTGCGGCGTCCTTGTCCACAGAACCCCAGACCCATCCCAGCACGTCGGCTTCGGTCAGGGTGTCGTAGGGCTTGAAGCCCGCTGCGGTGGCGTCAGGGGTGAAGCCTGCGGTGCCATAAGCAGAAGCGCTGTGGTCCCCATCGACGGCTTCGACGCGCCAATGGGCGGTCGTCACTCCCCCGTCAGCGGCATTGCGGTCGAGTTGGGAAATCTTCCAAGTGATAATAGGGGTCATTTCACTTCACCTTGTTCCGCTTCGAAATGGCCGCAGCCTTTTTCTTGGCATCTGCCTTGCTGGACGCGCCCCATGCCTTCAGAGAAAGCAGCAGGCGCGTCGGTTCACCGTCTTTATACTCAGGCCCAGGCATGTTGCCCATGCGCGCCAGGAATGAAGCCCGGCGAGGATTGTCGCCAGACTTCACCGGGGCCTTGAGGTTCATGCCCTCGGCCTTCGCAGAGGCGCGCCCCTTGGCGTTCAATCCGCCCTTGGCACTCTTGCCCTCTTTCCTGGTCCATGCCGGGGACTTCGCCATCTTAGTAGCGCGGCGGCCAGTTGTCGTAGCCGTTCAGCGTGATCGTGGCAGATCCCGACGTGTAGGCGCCCGTCTTAATGCCGGCCCGGTAGAAATTCTTCATCGGGTCATAGCCGACTTCTTCTGTCGGCGCTGTCCAGGTGTCAACGTCGCGCCAAGTGGTGCCATCGGTCGAGCGCTGCACTGTCACGGTGGCAACGAAGGTTCCAGAGATGGACAGGTTGAAGTCACCGATGATGAGAACCGCATCGGTGAAGGTGTTTTGCGCTGAGAGCGTCTTGGTTGTCGCAGGCATCATCGCCTCCTTATTTGACGATTACGGGGTGGAACACTGTCTGGAAGACAGGTCCGAAGATCGGTCGCACGGTCTGCACTGGCTTACCGTTCATCATACACCATCCTTGGAAGTTGGGTTTCTTCCGAAGATACCGCCCTGCTGCCCTATGGTCATTTCCCGATCCCCTCAACTCAATTAGACGGCAAGGTTTGCCATTGCTTTCCACGTCCCAGGCGTTCCGGCAGTAACGCATACTGCTCCAGGTGCGGCCCCCGCGCTGGCATCACTATACCAGACCACTTGGCCCCGCCGCCACGTTCCAAGGGTTGGCGCCGCTGATCCGATAATGACAACACCGTTGGCCACAGTGGCGTCTGACACCTCCCTTAAATGGGGTCCGATGTTTACTTGCACACGGGCATTCTCAACGTGGACAAGATTGCTGGCGAAAAGGCCACTGCATCTGACAGCAGCAGCACTCGGCGTAATTTCATCAGAGTTCAAAACACTTATGTCGATCCTGTTCACAAAACTTCTGTAGGTCAAGTTTGTGGTCGGAGCTAGGAAGGAGAAGAAATCCGAACCTGTAAGAACATTGTTCACATCGACAATGTTTATCTTCAGCGATCCAAAACTAAAGCCTTTGCAGCTGCCGTAGCGCGCCCAGCTTGTAATAGCGCCCGACACAGCGGCGTCGTAGTTGAATGTGACATTCATCTCTGATACAGAGAAATACTCCACCGTCCCAGTGCTGAGATCCCACAGGCTAGACCCGGTGAAAGCCCCGGTGATTTTCTGGATTTTGACGCTACCGCTTGCAGTATTTCCTGCTCGTGTGCGGATAATTGAGCCAGAAAGAGTGCTGATGAAGATGTTGTCTATCTCCACATCACCTGTGGCGTCTTCAAGGCCAATGATGCCTGTTCCGTAGTTGTTCAAAGAGCCGATCTTCAGCTTGGAAGGTGAGTCACCTTTGCAGACCAAAGGCTCGTTGGAGCCATAATAGTCTAGGCTGTCGATCAAGAGGTCACCGCCAAGCCAGTAGACGCCGTTGTCGTTGGTGTTCCGAGAGACAATGTTTCCGATTGACGTGTTGTCAGACGTGGATCCTGTAACCACAAGAGACTGGCAGTCATCGCCATAGACATTCTGGATTGTGTTTTCCGCGCCAGAAACAAAGACTGCCTGCGGGAAACTCTCGTTGCTGAAGCCGGTGTTTTCCAGCTTATACGCAGAGATGCTTTCGATGTTGTTGTAGTCGCCAAAAACGGCAACTCCATACAAGGAAGACGTGCCAGACACAGATGCAGTTGAGTTTGCAACGTATACGGAACCAACAAAATTCCTGTCTCCGTTGATTTTGAAAAGAGTGCAGTTTGATGTCGCGCCATCAAAGGATGCGTATCCAACCCTTTTGTCATTCGCAGTTAGGTCTGCCAAATAACCATTGGCAGATCCGTTGAATTTCAGCTTGGCCCCTGGGGCCATTGTAAAGCCAACAGTGAAGTCGAGACTGTTAGCCATGTATGTGCCATCTGGGAAATACAGACTAAATCCTGCACTGTTTGCTGCACTAATCGCGGCTTGGATAGCCACCGTGTCGTCCGTCACGCCATTACCGACAGCACCGAAGTCTTTAACCGACACATAGTCACGCAGGCGCGCTTGCACCGTGCGGGTGATAGCGCCTGTGCCGCCTTGGTTGTATCCGACCAAGGATGATCCAGATGAAGAGGCAAGCTGCGCTTGCAGGTTCGAAAGCGAAGTCGCATCCGCCACCGTAAACACCAGCACGTTGTTTTTATTGCGTACCGTCAGCGAGAAATCTTCTTGCGAGGTGTAGATCCGCGCCGGCGATCCATTGCGCACGATGTAGCCGTTTGAAGTCCGCAGAGGCTGCGCTGCCGGGATCGTCATGGCGTCGTCAAAGTAGACGGTCAGCGGATTTGTCTCGGGGTTCAGGTTGACCGTGCCAACGTAAATGAAGCCGTTGTCGAGCGGCGAACCATCCCGATCAAAGAACTGCTGGAAGGGCGACGCGATTTGCAGGCTCATTGGTGGGCATCCTTTCGCGTGATTTTTACCACGAAATGCGGGGGCTTGGATAGGGTCATTGCTGACCACCGATTGTCATACGGCCAGTGATCGGAATGCGCGGGCCAAGTTCTTCTTCTTGCGACAGCGCAGCACCCGCGCCAGCGCCCACAGCGGCCTCTCTAGCCGTGCCAACAATCTGCCGTGGAGCATTGCGCTGTGCAGTGGAAGCCGCAGCCCTAGCGGCCCCAAACGGCTCTCTGATGATTCCAGCCAGATAGTTCTGGATGATGAACTGGCCGGGGCCAGATGCAGTAAACGATGAGGCAATGCGTTGGATCGCGCCGGCAGCCGCGTTGGCGCTGTTTGATGCGTTCACGGCGGCATTGGTGGCACGCGCAGCGACGTTGGCAAACTGGGTGATCGTGTCGCGTTCAGCCTTGCTGAACAGATTGTTCACGACGCCAGGGTTGTTGCGCTGCAAGTTTTCCCATGACTTCTTAAAGTTGACGCCCGAGACCTGACGCTCACCACCCCTGAACGCACCTTCAGCCGTATCCGTCAGGCGGATCAGGGCTTCTTGGCGCAGGGCGTTCCATTCAGCCTCCGGCAACTTGCTCTTCAGCGTGAGCAGATCCCGAGGCAGCTTGGTTTTGGATGCCAAGCCGGATGCGGTCATGGTGAAGATAGCGTTGGCGGCCTCTTCTGGCGCGACCTTCAACTGGCGCTGGCCATCGCGCGTGACCTTCTCTGTCAGCACGTTCAAGACGCCGCCCTTGCTTTCCCACGTCTTGGCATATTCGGCCCAGTTCGTGATGGCGTTTTTCCATGCCGACACCGCCGACTGATCGCCGATCAAAAGCTGATTGTCCACGGCAGCCATCAGGCGCTCGTCAAAGTCCCTCAAGACCTTGCCAGCCGCCGCCGCCTCAACGGTCGGCGCGCCGCTGCGCAGATTGCTGACTTGCTTGCGCCAGGTCTGCAAAGCCTTAATGTCGCCGCCATTGGCCATGATCTCGTCAAGGCGCAAAAGCAGGCCGTCCATCTGCGGCGCGGTGATCGGATCGAAGCCTTCGCGGTAAGTGGTGCGCACGGCGTCTGCGATGTTTAGCGCCTCGTCGGGCTGCACGTTGGCCGCGCCAGACGCACGCGCCTGAGCGTAAAGATCATCAGCCCGCGCCTTGTCGCCGGCACGCGCAGCCACAAGTGCCTCTTGCGCCAGACGGCCACCTTCACCTTTAGCAACGGGTGCGGCACCGGGCGCGATGCCTTCAGTGATGGCTGTGATGTTGCCGCGCAGAGCCTCCTGCTGGCCCTCACGGAAGCCTGTCATCGTGCGCTCTGCTGCCCCGCCATATGCGCCGCTTGCCATCATGTCTTCGGCAAGCTGCTGGCCCTTGCTGCCAGTGATCTGGCCGCGCGTCATCGGCACCTCAACGGGCAGACCGCGAGACATAGCCGTGACAGCGGCAGCACCCGGCTCAACGCCAGCGCGGGCTTGCTTCTGGATCTCGGCTGCCACCGCAGCCGTCACTTGATCGGGATCAAGGCCAGCATCCCGCACCAGTTTGGCTGGGCCGGGAAGCAGCCGGCCATCAGGGCCAAGCACGCGATCCGCGCCGCTGCGACGGGCTGCGCCGACAAGAGATCCGACCACGTTGAACAGCTTTTCGCCAGCGACACCACCAGCGGCGCCGATCGGAATGTCCGTCACCTGAAACGGCGCACCGCTTAGGGCAGAGCTTGCGCCCTCAACCACGGCAGCCTCGGTTGCGCCAATGGTAGCAGCGCCCAGCGCGCCCGTTGTGGGCAGGCCAACAGCCCGCAGGCCGCGCCCAATAGGCGTGGTCGCAGCGACAGCGCCGGCAGCCTGCATGGCCTCGGTGAAGCCCAGCCCAGGCTCGTTAGGATAAACCCGCGTAAACTGCCCAGTCTTCTTGCCATCACGATAAACAGGCATGACGGCATACAGGCGGCCAGCCTCATCCTCGCCAAACTCTGCTTCAGGCTCGATCTTGGCAATGCCGCTGCGCAGGCGATCAGGGCTGCGCGTCGTGGCCAGCAATGCCGTCATCTGCGCGGCTTGGGCAGGCGGCAGGCCGAGGTTTGACTTGACCATCGCCGGGATGGTGGGGTCCGCGTCAGATCCGGCAATGGATGTCCAGAGCCGCGACAAGACGCCAGGCTTTTCTTCGGCAGGCTGCGCACCAAGCATTTTCTGCAATGCAGCAAAGGCTTGCTGCTCTGTCTCGGCGGTGACTTTGTATTTCGTGCCGTCTGGTGTGGTCAGTTCAAAATCAGCCATCATTCGATCCTTTGAATGGTGACGCCATCAATCACGACTGGCTGCGCTCCCGGCTTGGGCGCAGCTTTTGGCGCCTTAAAGTCAGCCAGAGGGTTAGGCAACTCGCGCAATGCCTTGCGGGCCTCTGCCTGTGTAATCTCACCGTCGAGAGCCTGCCCTGCAATGATTGAGGCTGCCACGTCATATTCATTGATGGCGCGGATGGTCTCAATGATGATCTGGTTGCCGCCCGGCTGATTTATCAACGCCGGCAAAGATGCCTTAAACAACGCAAGGTCTGCGTCCGACATGGTGCCAGATCCAGGTGGGCGTTGCTGCGGGACAAGGCGATTGATTGCGGCTTGTGCCGCTTGGATTTCACCGAGATCCTCAGTGTTGATGCCATAGCCGCCCAAGAATGCCTTGAACGCTGCGCCGCCGCCAGTTTCGACGTTGGCCAAGTTTGCCTCAAGGTTTTCAAGTTCCACCAGTGAGCGGCTCGCAGCCGTCCCCTGATTGGCAACTGTGGAAAACTGGGTCGCGGCCTCCGCGCCTGCCTTTTTGGCAAACTCAGTCTCGCCAGCGCCAACGATGTTCTGTACCAGCGGGCCTTTTTCACCGCCGCCACGCAGCATAAAATCACGATATTCAGGCGTGCCTTCGGTAAGGCCGGCAGCCCTTGCGCGTTCTTGCAGCGTGCGGAATGTCCCTGTAGCCTCACCGCTTTGCCCGGTGGCATCAAGGATTGATTTCATCGTTTCCTTTGGAAGCGCCCCCGAAGCCGTCAGAAGCGCCAGCGTGGCCACGCCTTGGCCCTGCGGGTCGATCTCTACCAGCTTGCGGTTGGCACGCAGGGCAGCGGCTTCCTGCGCGTCTCCTGCGTTCTCTGCGGCTGCGATGCGCTCGTCCAGCATGGCCAAGGCCACCTCGGGCTTGCCGCCCAGAAGGCTGGTCGAAAGCTGGATGCCGAATTGCGTGTCAGCCTCACGGCGCGGGGCTTCCATCGCCTCAAACGCACTCTGGAACTCGCCAAAGGTCGAGGCGTTGTTCAGCGCAAACTGGTTCAGCGCATCGGTCGTCAGTGTGCCACTGATCGCCATGTCACGCAGGCCCGAAAGCTGCGCCTGCATAGCCTCGGCCTGCGCACGCTGGCGCTCTGCCTCGGCACGGCGCATCTCAAACTCAGAGGCGGCGCGGGCTTCTGCGGCGGCACGCATGTCCATAACTTGGCGCTGCTCAATGTCGGCGCGCCCAAGACCGTAGCCGCGCATGGCCTCTTCGATGGGGTTCTGCACGTCCAGCATATAGTTGATCGGTTCCATCAGAACGTCCCTCCGCCGTAGAACATGCCCTGCCCGAAGGTCAGCGGCGCGCTGGCTCCTTGCGGCGTGTAGCCTTGATACGCCATGCCCCGTCCAAAGGCCATGCCAGCGCTTCCTAGCAGTTTGCCAAAGGCTTGCCCTTGCGCCAACGCACTGCCGGCACGCGCGGCGCCCTGCTGCTGCATCAGGTTGGAGATGTTGGCGCCAGTCTGCATGCCAGCCGTGCCGACGCCGGCTGCTGCGTTCTGGCCAGCCGTCATGACGTTTTGCGTCGTTTGCTGTCCAAGCGCCGTCAAGCCACCAAGGCGGTTATATTGCTGCTCAATCAAGCCAGACAAAACTTGCGGGCGGAACTGAGCCAGCGCGCCCTGCACATTGCCCCCACGCAGGCCGCCCGTGGCCGCTGCCTGCTGCAAGATTGCATTCTCGCCCTGCCGTGTCAGCGCCGCAAACTCTGGGCTGCCCTCAATCGCGCCAATTGCCGCACGCTGCGCATCTGGCCCGGCAAGACCAGTCAAAGCCCTTTGCTGCTCAAGTGCCTCCGGCCCCACGCCCATATACGGCGCAAGCTGGCCAAGGGCGCTCGTCCCAGCCCCAACAAACGGAGCAAGAAGTTTCTGCACCTCGTTGAACTGGCGGCGTTGCTCTGAAATGCCCCTGTCTGCCGAAGCAATTTGCGCAGATGAGGCTTTTGATGCCGCATTAGACTGCACGGCAGAGCTAAGAATAGCGCCGCCAAGCAGGGCAAGACCTGTGCTAATGGCCATGACGGATTTCCTTCGTGAATGTGCGCTCGATCGGCATAAAGCCGCTGCGGGAATAAACGCGCTCCATCGTTCCCGCTCGCTCGTTTTCAAGCGCGATCATAAACAACTGGCTGGCACCGATCTGCTCGGCCCAGCCCTCGATTGCAAACATCATCTGCTTGCCGGCGCTGGATCCGCGTTCTGCCGGATCGACCCACCAAAACAATTCCTGCGCGACGGTCACGCTGGGCGCGAAATAAAGAGGGAAGGCCATTGCTCCCGCAATGCCAACCACGTCGCCGCCCTTGTCAGCCACCCAAACCTGCGCTGCGTCTGAAGCGTCAACGTGATCCAGAAACGCGCCAAAGCCCGCTTCATCGAAATCAACGCGCCGGCCCATCGGAGACGCAGCGAAGAACGCCCGCGCCTGCTCAATCACGCCTGCCTTGTCTGATTTTTCAGCTTGGCGAACCAGCACCGGGCAACCCTCTTTGGATCTTGCCTGCTGGTGGGCCAAAGTCTCAGCGTCCGCATTATCGCAGAAATCGGTTTTTCGGGCAAGGCTCGTCATTGCAGGCGGAACCTTTCAAGGATGGCATAGGGATTATACAGGGAAAGCGGATCGACGGGTTCCCCGTAAAGATCAGCCATACGGGTTGAAGGTTGGTATCCACGCGCGAAATCGCTCTCTTCCGCGCCACCCGGCATCGGGCGGAAACGGGATTGCGTGGGCGTTCCAAGATAGCTGGCAGCCCGTTGATCGCGATATTCTGCGGATGGTCGCAAGAAGTCCCTGACGATAGCTGCCGCCGCCGATCCAGCATCAGGTGCCGACATAATGGATTGAGCCGCCGCGCTTTCTGGGCCTTGCAGTTCCATCATCATAAAATCAAGCTGGGCGTCGACATCGCTGGGGTCAATTCCACGCTCGCTGGCAAACTTCTCATATGCAACGCGGCGAGGGCCTGTCAGTTGGTACAGGCCAAAGCCACCGCGCGACCCCGGCACAATAGGGTTGCGCTCGTTGATGCCAGGATCAAGCCCGCTTTCGTCCTGAAAGTTCATCACGAAGCCCTCCGCAATATGCGGCGGCAAACCACGGGCGATCAGTTTTTCCCTGATTTCATTTGGGTCAACTGTGGCCATCAATCGTCTCCTTCGTGCGCCTGGCATGCGCGCAGGGCGGAACAGACGAAATCGAACTTCTTGCAATAGCCGCGACCGCCGCCCGAGGCGTCATAGTCCGTCACCGGGATGCTTTCCATCATGGCCTGCATCATCGGGTCAACGCAGAAGTATTCGCAGTTCAGGCACATGCGACGGCGGGCTTCCTTCTCGTTCATGTCCCAGGCTTTGGCCAGCCCAGCCCAGAACGGCTTGTTCGCCTTCGGGTCAAGCGACGGATTGGCCGGGCCAAACTGCCAGCTATCAATCGCCACCTGCTTGTTCTTCTTGTTTTCGGCTGCGCTGGAGATCTTCATCTTCGGCAGACCAAACTCCATCATCATGTCGTCCATCACGATACCTCCCGGCCTGAGCAGCGAATTGTGAGCGACGTGGCAGCACCGGCCAACGTTGAGATAAACCCGCCAGCTTCCAGCACATGGCCGACCAACTCAGGGCAGGTGTAGGTCTCATCAGGCGCCACAGTGCGAGCGTCGATGATGAGGTTGGATGCACCAGCAGATCCGCTCACCGTCACAAGGTTCACCGAGATCGCCACGTTGCCGGCGCTGGTGTTCGTCACCGTAAATTTGTCGATGATCGCCCGCACAGCCGTCGCGGTGTACTGTGTGGTCTGCGCGTTCTCTGCCTGCTTGGCCGGGATGAGAACCTTTGGTGTGACTGCCATGATGGCCTCCTTAACTGATGCGATAGATGGTAAAAGTGTTGGTTGCGGTCTTACGCACCCGGAACAATCCTGAGGCAGCAGCAGCAACAGTCATGCCACCAGTAAGGGTGAGTCCAGCGGCTGTCCCAAGAGTAACGACACCAGAGCCAGTATTGATGACGGAGAAGTCAAAGGACATATCAACTGGGAATGTAGCTGGAACGCCGCCCTCAATGGCTGTGCCTGTAGGCATGGTCAGCGTGGCCAGAGCGCCTGTGTACTCGATAATGCCCGTCAGCAGTTCCGCAATGGTAAGTGTTGCAGCGGCTGTTTCTACTGCCTGTGCAGGTTGGTTCTTGTAGACCACACCAGTAGTGACGGTAGCGCCAGTTACGTGGAGCCGGGTGATAGGTGCGGAGTTACCAATCCCTAAGTTGCCTGATGCGTCGATTCGCAGGCGTTCACCACGGTTTGTCCCCGTGATCGTGCCTGTGTAAAAAGCCAGACCGTAGGCTGCACCTGTGACTGTGGTTGCAACTGAAGCGATTTCTGCGGTGACACCATCCGCATACGTTGCCGTGTAGGAGGCGTCGTTGGTGATGAAGCTAAGTGAGCCAGCCTTGTCGCCAGTGGTGAGTGTGCTGTCAGTGCCGCCAATGGAAAGCACGGGGCTGGTGTCAGTGCCGCCAACGATGGACGCAGGGGATGCAGTACCAATACCCACGTTGCCCGTGGAGGTGATCCGCATACGCTCGGTAAAGCCGCCTGTGGCAAATTGCAAAAAGTCCGAGGCCCCAGAGGCTGCGATCTGGAGGAAGCCATCCTGCGCTGAAATACGTCCAGCATCAGGGTCGGCGGCGTCACCGAGGAAGAGGTAGGCAGGGCTGCCCGTTCCAGACGAGACTTGGATGGATGCGTTTGCTGCGGCCTCGAAGAAACCCGCTACCGTTACGCCAGGGTTCAAAGAAGCGCCAGAGCTGCCGGGAGCGACATGGAGCCTTGCTAAGGGGTTGGTCGTCCCGATCCCTACGTTGCCCCCAGAGAGGATTCTCATACGCTCGGTGCCAGTTGTAACGAAATAAATAGGCGCAGCGTCCGTGGTCCTTAAGTCAAGCCCACCTGTCCCCCTGACGTTGATAAGTCCAGTTGCGTTTGCACCAGCGCCTCGGGCAATTCGCATACCAAAATCGGAGTAAGTAGCATCAGCAATAAAGTCGATGAGGGAAAGCCCGTTTCCCGTCCGACCGAAGCCAATCTGAAGTTGCCTCGTCTCAGTGGTAGAACCAAGAATATCAATGTTTCCATTGACCGAGAGGGCGGAGCCGGGGCTAGTCGTCCCAATCCCCACGTTGCCCCCAGAGAGGATTCTCATGCGTTCAGTGTTGGTGGTCGCGAAAACCAATGGTGTGGCACCATTCGTGCCGATGACAGCATTAGTGCAATTCAAGAACGCCAGTGCGCCGAGGTTTGAGTTGGAAACCCCAAGCGTTGTCCCAGTCGTATCAACAGGGTTATAGATCAGTTGGCTCGCCCGGAAATTGGCGAGATAATCTACCTCCGTGGCAGCGATGACAGTTGACGCAGAGGAACTTTGCGCAGCCACCTGTAGCCTTAAATTTGGGTTTGTAACGCCAAGCCCAACACGTCCCTGCGACTCAATCCGAAACCGCTCAATCCCACTCGTCTCCACCGTCACGGTATCAGCCGCAGGGAAACGAATGGCGGTGTTGGTGTCACCAGAGTGGATGATCTTATCGGCAATGGTCACATCGCCAGTGGCCGTGATGGTTGTCCCGGTGATGGCTGCGGCAGACGATCCACCAATGGTCGTGCCATCAATGGTGCCGCCCGTAACTAAAACGGAGTTTGCGTCTTGAAATGCCATGCTGCCCAAAATGCCAAGGCGCGGATCTTCCTGCGTTATTGGCTGCGTTGCGGCGAGAGATGCCATGCGCTCGGCAGCCACAGCAACAGACATTGCAGCCTCGGCCTTGTTGTCGGCGGCACCAGCAGAATAAGACACATCAGAAACCATCCTTGCTACCGCAATGACCTCAGAAAGTGCCACTTCTGCTTTGTTGTCAGCCGCGCCCAGCGCCAACGTGTTGTCCACGATCAACTGCGTAAGCGTGGCAATCTCGGCGGGCGTCAACTGCCCAGCCACCTTGAACAGCCGCTCAATCGCGCGGATGGCATCAGGATCATTACCGACGAAGGCGGCGATCTGGTTTCGATTAAGAGGAGTTGGGTCAGCCATAGAACCCCCAAGTTAAGAACGGCAAACCGCCGGCTGCTGTGGCCACGAAATCAAGAAACTCAACATGTCCACGGCCCGTTGCATCATACGCCTCTTTAAGCGCACCAGCCAGAGATGCCGCGCAAAACGCCGAATATCCAGCCAAATGCGGCGCGAAAAGCATAAAGACCGCAAACGTCGTTAAGGCGATGAGGAAACCCGCAATCAGATGTTTTTTCTTATCATCTGCCATCAGAATGCCAGCGGCTCTACCCGCGCCTCCAGCCGTGCCATCGCAAGTTGCGCCTCGCTGGTGCCACGGAACTTCTGCAAGCGCCAATTGCGCATGTGGCCCTGCTGAAGCCAGACCACCCGCTTGTTATACTCGCCCAGCTTGCCCACGCGCGCAGGCTTCTCAACGCTGTAGGTGAGGCCATCGACCGAGTACGATGTCCACACGGTCGGATCGGCACCGGGCTGCACGCGGCCCGTCAGTGACACCAACTCCATGTCATGGAAGATCGCCCCACGGCTTTCGTTGTAGACGATGGTCGTGCCGAACTCCCAGCCGATTGTCTCACCCCAGTGGCTGGCGATGTTCTTGTCCAGATAGCCCACGTCGGTCGCAGCAGGCTTGCAGACGTTCCACCGATCATAGGCCCACACAGCATCGCAAACAGCCCATCGACCGAGGCCGACGAGCGAGGTGCGCAGGAAGAACCAGACAGGCTGCCCAACAGCCTGCGATCCTGCTGCATCAAAGACGATGGTCTGATCCGGCAGGTGGATGTCAAGGAACTGGTGGCCGCCCTCGGTGCGCTCCTGCATGAACGAGGTGGAAAGCTGTGCTTCGGTATAGCCCGCAAGGATTTCCTCAATCTCGCGCGTGGCGACCTTCTGCGCCGTGCCGTTGGCGCCGATATAGATCGAGATGTTCTCGTTAGTGCCACTACCCATGAAGGCGATGTTCTCGCCAAAGACGCAGCAGGTGTGCGTGCCAAGCGTGCCTTTCTGCATCTGCGCGCCGGGGATGCGCTGAAACGGAAAGCCCGCTGTCCCGGTGTTGTCGAACACCTCGATGGTGTGGCGGTTCAGCGCGTAGATCTCGTTGCGCAGTTTTAGCAGAGCCTTCACCGGGTCAGGGTCCGCCTCCGAAGATCCATACTTCAGCGGATCGACGGCGAAGGGGTTGTTCAATTCGGTGATGACAAGAAACTCGCCGTCGGTCGTCATGAAGTAACCATCGACCCAGACCACCGTCAGAGCCGTGCCGAGATCTGGATCAGTCACCTGCGTCAGCGTCGTGCCATCATAGAGATACAGGCGCCCGCCCGATGCGACGGCCAGATAGTCGAAGCTATAGGTGAACGTCACGCGGCCACCGCTGCCGACATCCCCGATCACCGTGACAGTGCCGTTCTGCGCGACAGTCACCAGCTTGGTTCCCATCACGCGATAAAGCACGCCGTTCCAATTCAGGCCGCCACGGTTAGCCCCAGGCCCGTCACCCGTCTTCACGATGCCATCACCGGGTCGAAGATAGCCCTCCGAGATGCCCGTGGCTTTCGGCACAGGCACAAGGTTGACAGGATAGCTCGTCCGAAAATCGGGCGAGCCATCCGTGTAGATCCCGTTGATGATGCCGATCTGCATTGCTGCCCCTTAGAAGTTGATGTGCAGCTTGAAGGCTTCCAGCTTCACAATGTTGTTGGCGGCAGCAGGCTGTGCAGTGATTGCAAAGGTCTGGTCAACCGTGGCGTCAACGCTCAGGAACACGTTTGCGGCTGTCGAAAGCCCGTGGCCCACTTGGTTGGCCGCGTTGCTGACAATCTGAGACGAGCCACGGTTGCACATCAGCTTCTGTGCGCAGGCGCTGGTATTGTTGGCCGCGCTGACAGCCATCAGGACGCCGCCGCCGTAGGTCAGGCCGAGGTTCTTTGCCGTGGCGCTGTTGGTCAGGGTGAACAGGGAATCAATCTCCATGCCGCCGCCAACGCCCATCGACCAGCCCGGCACAGTGACAGATGCCAGCGTGACGACAGTGTTTGCCACGGCCACGGTCGGCGTGCCAAGCCCGGTGACATAGGGCAGATCAATGGTGATCGCCACGCCGGTAGTGTCGGTGTCGAGGGCAGTGACCTCATAGAAGCCGTTAACGCCCGTGCCTGTGGCCCAAGTCACATAGACGCTTGCGCCCACCGCCACGGCTGCTGTCAGGCCATGCGCGCCTGCGCTGTCAAGCTGCACAGAGCCGCCATCATCCGAATAGGTCAGCGTGATGAATGTCGCCGCTGGCTGCACCAAGCTAACAGGTGTCAGAGAGCCAAGCACCAGAGCAGGGAAGCTGCGCAGCTTGGGCTGCACCGCGACATCGTATTCCACCGTTGCGCCGCGATTGTAGATCGTGGCAACGCGGTCGTTAGCGTAGGGGCCGAAGGTCTGGGCGCGGTTTAGCAGTTCGACCACGCCAGTCGGGGTTTGCAAGCCGATCTGTACCAGCGTCGGCTGGTCGCCAATGCTGCCCACGCTCAGGGACGATCCGCGCGGGATCAGGATTTCTTTTTCAGTGCTGACTGCGGATGCGTAGAGGAACATGGTCATCGTCCTTGTGTTTAGGAGACCCGATACCATGCCGACGTAGCAGCATCATATCGCATGGTGAAGAAGGCGTTGGCAGCGGCCAAGGTGGTCGGCGCGCCGGTGACAGTGGTGCCGCCAGCCGAGACGGTCAGCGAGGAAACGATCTGCGTGCAGTTGACGCTTACCTCTGACTTGTCAGCAGCAGATGTCGGCAGCACGATGGTGCCAGCCGCGAAGGTGGCGGTTGGCGTCAGCAACAGCCAAGTGTCGCCGACAGCTACAGTCACCGAGAAGCCCGTGGCGCTGGGTGCCGCGTATTGCGTCGTCAGCGAACCCGGCAGCGCCAGGTTGTCCTGCATGAAGGTCAGCAGCAGGTTGATCGAGGCCTTGCGCGTGTCACCGTTATTCGTGGCCCAGACGGCGAGCAGATCGCCAAGCTGGATCGTGTCAAGCGAAGAAAGCTGATTGATGTTGGTCATCGCGTCATTCCCATGTCAATGCGCTGTCCGGGCCAACCGTCAGCGGGTCAATTGGTTGACGCAGGAATGCGTCGTTGTAATAGCGCCAGCCCTTGTTGCCCTGGCCGCTCGGGATCGTCATATCGCCAAGCTGCATTTCGGTCGGGAAGGTAGATCTTGACAGCAGCGCCTTGTAAGACATCTGAGCGTTGGCCTTCGTGTCTGGTGAAACTGTCTTACCATAACCCGGCGCGATGCGCACGGCCAGATTGAGGTGCATGGCTTCAAGCGCGTCATCGGGAACGCCGATCACCTGATCCAGATCGCTGGCAGCGTTGGACGACGGCAGAGGATAACGCAGGCGGATGCCCTTGCCGTTCCACGTTGCCATCATCGCGTCGAGGCGCTGCAACGCGCCCTCAAGCTGCTGCGGGGCCAAGTCGAAGACATAGCCAGCGAGGCCGATCTCTTCGAATGCCCGGTTCACGATGTCGCGCTTGGTGTATGCCATCACAGAGCCTCAGATTTGCGCGTGTGGCCACGCTTTGGTTTAGCCTTGGCCTCGGGTTCAGGATCTTGCGCAGCACCGCTGGCGGCCTCAATAGCCTCTCGCACGGTGAAGTGCCAGCCAGCCTTGATGCTGGCTTCAATCTTATCATCGTCCACGATGCACAGATCAAACGTCTCGGTCGCGCTCCGCTTGAACGCGCCGGGAGATTTGTAAAGCATGGTCGTCATTTTTTGCCCTTCTTGGCTGTCTTTTCCGATGCCTTGAATGCGGCTGCGGTCGGCGCGCCCTTTGTGCCAGGCTTGCGCATCTTCTCGCCAGATCCAGCTTTGATGCGAGCCTTCTTGGCTGCGATGTTTGCGTAGAGACCACCCGGCATTATTTCTTCCCCTTCGGTGCTTTCGACGGCTTGCCAGCCTTCATGGCTGCGGTGCGTGCGGTGTTCAATGCGATGGCGATGGCCTGCTTGCGCGGTTTGCCAGACTTCTCCTCCATCTTGATATTCTCACCGATGGACGTGCGGCTGTAACCTTTTTTCAACGGCATGGCATTGGACCCCTAGATGGTTGAAGGGGGCGAGTTTCCCCGCCCCCAAAGATCACAATCAGGGAACCTGATTGAAGAGCAAGATACCCGACATTTCGGGCTGCTTGTTCACAACGCCGAAGAAGGTATCCATACGATACTTCGTGACGGCGGTGTTGATGTCGTAGAACTTCTGCATCACCAGTTCGATGCCCTGATCGGTGGTGCCACGCATCACGTCAACGCCAGCGTTGGTCGGGATGGAGTAGCGGCCCGGCAGGATTTCCAGAGCGTCTTTTTGCCAGAAGCAGTTGATGTCGGCATTATCGACGTTCAGGATGGTGATGACAGCGTTGTCAGCCGGGGTTGCAGTGACGTTCTTGTACTGCAATTCAGCATCGGTCGAACCACCAGCCGAGATGATCGGCGGGGAGATGACGATGGTGTTGTTGCCGGCAGTGCCGCCGCCCGAGGTGATTGAGATCACGCGGAACGTCTTGGCCTGGCCAGTGTCGCCCTTGGTGATGTGATGCACAGCGTTGACGCCCGCGATCTTGAACGCATCGCCGACACGCAGGACAGCACCGGCTGCCAAGGTGACGTTGAGCGACTGATAACGGTTGTCCACGTTGGCGGTTTCACCCGTGCCTGCGGTCGAGGTCGCAGCCGGGGTGTAGTACTGGCCAGCGCCATTTACGTCGATGTCACCGACCGGGGTGGTGTTGCCCAAGATGCGGTTGGCATAGTCCATCTTGTAGGTCTGGAAGCCAGCAACCTCACCGACGAACGAACGCTCATAGGCGGTGGTCGGCTTGCCCGTCATGGTCTGGCGGCCAGCGAGATCCGACGCCATGCCGTTATACGAACGCGAAGACAGCGCCAGATAACGGTCGAACATCTGCACGCCCTGCTCGTTGAACACAGCGTCGCATTCAGCCACATCCGAGTAGCCGCCGGCAGAGGCCGAACGGGTCACGACGAGGGTGGACTGAGCAGCAGCCACGTTCATGATGGCGACGTTGATGTCCGAAGCAAGCTTCTGCTTCGCACTGTCACCAAGGCGGCCTTCCTGCAACTGATCGCGCAGTTCTTTGGCGTCCAGAGCAAACGGCACGGTCTTGTTGAAACCGAGAGTTGCCGGGACAGCAAGCTGCGTGAAGTCAACGAACTGAGCCGAGATGTCGGTGCGCGGTGCGCCGTTGATCGAGGTCGCAATGTAGGGCTGCGGACGCCAGATCACGTCGTTGGTGCGTTCCATCATCGAGCCGTCGGTGTTGTACACCGACACGTTGCGCGACATTACCAAAGCGTCGTTGAAGCCTTCGAGGATGTTCTCAAACGCTACGCGCTCTTCTTTACTAAACGAGTTCGCCATTTTAGCGGTCCTTCATGTGGGGGTTTAGCCCTTGGCCTTCTGCTTCTTATACTGGAAAACCTTGGAATAGTCGCCAGTCTTTTCTGCTTCAGACCGCAGGCGGTCTAGGGTGCTGTCAACCGCGCCAGACGGGCGGGCG